AGGGCGCAAGCCGGATCGAAGCGGCATTTGAGGAAAGCGACCAGCGCCGGTTTTGGGTTCCGTGCCAGGAGTGTGGTCATGAACAAATCCTGACCTGGGGACAGGTCAAATGGGACAAGGATGAAGCTGGCACCCATCGCCCCGAAACCGCGCGATACCACTGCGCCGAGTGTGACGCTGCCTGGAAAGATGAGACCCGCTGGTCGGCAATCTCCAAGGGACGCTGGATCGCTGAGGCGCCGTTCAATGGGACGGCGGGGTTCCATCTAAACGAGATCTATTCGCCCTGGGTGCGGCTTGAGGCCATGGCCAAGGCGTTTCTATCGGCGCGCGCCGGTGGGGACGAAACGATGAAGACCTTCATCAACACCTCGCTTGGTGAGACCTGGATGGAAAGTGGGGAGGCCCCGGATTGGCAGCGCCTGCAGGGTCTGAAGGAAGATTGGCGTGCAGGCACGGTGCCGGCGGGCGGGTTATTTCTGACCGCAGGCGCCGACGTCCAGAAAGACCGGATCGAGGTTGATGTCTGGGCATGGGGTAAGGGGCTGCAAAGCTGGCTCATTGATCACATCGTTATTGACGGCGGTCCTGGCGATCCGGCGTGCTGGCAGAAACTGACTGACCTCCTCGGCCGGACGTGGGCTCACGCAAGCGGCACGCCGATGACCATCGCGCGACTGGCGATCGACACGGGCTATGAGACGGCCGCCGTCTACGCTTGGGCGCGCCAAGTGGGATTTGGGCAGGTGGCGCCGATCAAAGGCCTTGAGGGCTTCAATAGGGCAAGCCCTGTGACGGGGCCGACCTATGTCGATGCCACCATCGGTGGCAAACGTCTTCGCCGTGGGGCGCGGCTTTGGACCGTGGCAACATCGACCTTCAAGGCCGAGACCTATCGCTTCCTGCGGCTTGATCCACCGGAGGTGAGCAGCCCGGTGGATGGGGAGCGGTTTCCTCCCGGCTTTCTTCATCTGCCGGGCTGGGTCGACGCTGAATGGCTGAAGCAGCTGACGGCTGAGCAGCTGGTTACGGTCAAGAACAAGCGCGGCTTTGCCAAACTCGAATGGCAAAAGTTGAGGGAACGCAACGAGGCGCTGGACTGCCGGGTCTATGCCCGCGCGGCCGCTTGGATCATCGGCGCGGACCGCTGGTCAGACGCCCGGTGGGAAGAACTCGCGGCGCAGTTTGCGGTCGCTGATGGCAAGGGTATGGCCTCTACCGCAGGCCCGCAATCTGTACGCAAGGCACAGGTGCGCCGCGTTGCGCGGTCAACATACATGGGATGAGTTTGGGCATGGCGGATCTGGCGACACTGAAACTTCGCCGGGAGGCCCTGACTTTGCAGCGCGCCTCGGGCGTGGCCCGCGTCAGCTATGACGGCAGGACGGTGGACTATCGCTCTGTTGCGGAGATTGACCGGGCAATCGAAGCACTGGACCGTGAGATTGCTGCTGCCGAGGGGCGGAAACTCATCCGCCACGTCCGCGTGACAGCGACCAAGGGCCTCTAACTAACATGGCATTGTTCGACATGTTCCGCCGCCCCAAGCCGGGCGGCTCTGAAGCCATGCGCGCGCGGCTTGAGGGGGCGATGGCCAAGCGCCGCTTGCGGGGCTGGAACCCGCCCTTGGAAAACATAAACGCGCTGGTTGCCTCTGGCGGCCCGCGACTGTTGGCCCGTTCGCGCGAGTTGGTGGTGACCAACGGCTATGCGGCGAACGCCTGCGAGGCCTTCGCCGCCAATTTGGTGGGCGATGGGATCAAACCGTCCTCGCTGATCACGGATGCGGCGCTGCGTGATCAGGTCCAGAAGCTCTGGCTGGCCTGGACGGATGAGGCGGATGCGGACGGGCTGACGGATTTCTACGGTTTGCAGGCCATGGTTGCGCGCGAGATGTTCGTCGCAGGCGAGTGCTTCGTACGCCTACGGCCGCGTCGCGCTGAGGACGGGCTGCTGGTGCCGCTACATTTGCAGCTTCTGCAATCCGAGATGCTGCCCTTCGAGAAAACCGAGACGGACCCGAACGGGAACCGCATTCGCTGCGGGATCGAGTTCGACTTGATTGGGCGGCGGGTGGCTTATCACTTCCGCCGCCGCCATCCGGGCGACAGTACGGATCAGCGGGTGGCCGTGCCTGAGACGGTCCGCGTGCCTGCCGAAGAGGTCTTGCACATCTACCGGCCGATCGATGCTGGCCAGATAAGGGGCCTGCCGCATGTTGCTCCTGCGATGGTGCGGTTGTTCCTCTTGGACCAGTACGACGATGCGGAACTCGATCGCAAAAAGACGGCGGCGATGTTCGCAGGCTTCATCACCAAAACGGCCCCAGAAGACCCGATGATGGTTGAAGGCGAAGCCGATCTTGATGGAGCCGCGATTGCGAGCCTGGAGCCAGGCACCATGCAGGTGCTGCTGCCGGGTGAGGACGTGAAGTTCTCAAGCCCCGCCGATGTTGGTGGCGGCTATGAGGCGTTCCAGTACCGCACTCTGCTCGCGGTCTCAGCCTCGCTGGGGCTGCCGTATCACCTCGTCACCGGCGATGTCCGGCAGGCGAACTATTCGAGCCTTCGGGCCGAACTGGTCGAATTCCGTCGCCGCATCGGTCAGTTGCAGCACGGGGTCATGGCGCATCAGCTTTGTCGCCCCATCTGGCGGCGTTGGTTGGAAACGGCTGTGCTCTCGGGTGCCCTAGACGCAGATCCTGTAATGGCTCGGCCGGTGCAATGGATCCCGCCACGGTGGGATTGGGTCGACCCGTTGAAAGACATCCAAGCCCAGGTGCTGGCGATGGAAGCGGGGCTCACCTCGCGGCGCAAGGTTGTCGAGGCTACGGGCTATGACATCGAAGAGGTCGATCGCGAGAATGCCTCTGACGCGAAACGCGCGGCCGACCTGGGCCTGAGCTATCGCGCCAGCCCCGGCGAAACGCAGGGCGCGCGGGCCACACCGACAGGTATCCCAGACCCGAATACCCCCAACGAGGACGGCAGCGGGTCGTCCACGACACCGCAGCAGGAGTAAACTCATGAAATCCTGGTACACGATCCGTGCCCGCGCCTCGGGCGCGGAAGTGCTGATCTATGACGAAATCGGCGCCTATGGCGTCACGGCTAAAGGCTTTCTGGCCGAACTCGGTGCGCTGCCCGATGAAGCCGCGATCGATCTCCGCCTCAATAGCCCCGGCGGATCGGTCTTTGACGCGGTCGCCATTTACAACGCGTTGAAGCGGCATTCGGGCGAGATCACCGTCTGGATAGACGGCATCGCGGCTTCGGCTGCGAGCTACATTGCCATGGCGGGCGACACCATTGTCATGCCGGAAAACGCCTTCCTGATGATCCATGACCCCTCGGGGTTGGTCATGGGCACAGCGGAAGATATGCGCTCCACGGCCGAGGCGCTCGACAAGGTCAAAGGCAGCCTGATCCAGGGCTACGCGGCGAAGTCGGGTAAAGCTGACGACGAAATCGCCACCCTGCTGGCGGCCGAGACTTGGCTCGATGCCAAGGACGCGCTGGACCTCGGCTTCATCGACCGCATTGCCGAGCCCGTAAAACTCGCGGCCTCCTTTGATGTGGCGCGCTTCCGCAACGCGCCGCCGGAAGTAGTCGAGGCGGCAAGTGAACCCGGTGAACCTCTAGCGACGGAGCCGCAGATCGAGGGTGTTGCAGACGCCAACACCCAGCCTGACCCTGAACACCCCGCTGCAGACGCGCCAAGCCAAGATGCGGGCGAAGTGACAATGACCGACACCGCATCCGTTCGCGCCGAGGCCATCGCCCATGCGCGGGCCGTGATCGATCTCTGCAGGCTCGCGGGCCAGCCGCAGATGGCAGGCCGGTTCCTCGAAGAAGACGTGGGTCTCGATGAGGTCCGCAACCGCCTTCTCGCGGCAAAGGCCGAAGCCACCCCCGACATCACCGCTGCCCATGCCCAGCCTGGGCGCGCGGCCACCACCCAATCCTGGGGCGATGTGATCGCCCGCACCTTCAAGACGAAAGGCTAACGCATCATGACCACGCTCACTGAAGGCAAACACGCGGGCGGCTTCCTCGTCTGGGAAACCTCGCGCGATTACACCCGAGAAACCGTTACCATCGCGTCCGGGGCTGGAAAGCTCGAGCCTGGCACTGTGCTCGGAAAGATCACCACGGGCGGAAAATACACTGGCCTCGCGCCCGCCGCCACGAATGGCAGTCAGAATGCTGTCGGCATTCTTTGGGCCGGGGTCGATGCCTCGGCGGTCGATGCGCCTGGCGTTGTCGTGCTGCGGGGCCCGGCTCTTGTGAACCAGCATGAACTCGTCTGGCCCGACGGCGCAACCGAGGCGCAGATCACCGCCGCCACCACGTCTTTGGCCGCGCTTGGCATCATCCTGCGCTGAGCCCTCTGACATAAGGATTCCCACACATGGCAACCATGGACATCTTCGAGGGCGACGCCTTCAGCATCATCGAGCTCACCCGGGCTCTGGAAAACATCCCCTTCAAACCGGCGATCCTGTCTGGCTCTGGCCTTTTTGGGTCGCGCGGCGTGCGCCAGCGTACCGTGATGATCGAAAGCCGCGATGGCACGCTGTCGCTGATCCCGTTCTCGGAACGTGGCTCGGCGTATGAACAACAGGTGCCCGAGCGGCGCGACATGCGCGCCTTCGTCTGCCGTCAGTTCAAGAAGCAGGACGTGCTTTGGGCCTCTGAAATCCAAGGTATCCGCGAATTCAGATCGGAAACGGCGGTGCAACAGGTACAAACCGAGGTGGCCCGCAAGATGGCTCGGTTGCGCAACGACGCCGAGGCCACTTTCGAATTCCACCTCTTCAACGGCATCCAAGGCGTGGTGAAGGACCCGAAAGATGGGGCCACGGTTATCAATTACTACACGGAGTTCGGCATCACCCCGGCCGCCGAGGTCGACTTCGATCTCGATAACCAGTCGCCCGCCTCGGGCGCGCTGCGCAAACGCTGCCAGGCCTTGATCGAAAGCGTGGAAGACAGCCTCGGCGGGCTGGCTGCCGGTCAGGTGCAGCTGCGCGCCGAATGCGGCTCGGCCTTCTTCGCCGATCTCGTGGCCCACAAGGAGGTGCGCGAGACCTATCTCAACACGGCCGCCGCAGCCGATTTGCGCGGCCGCGTCGGCGAAGAGGTCAGCTTCGGCGGCATCACCTTCCGCCGTTATCGCGGTGGCCTCGGCTTTGGCGTGCCGACCGACAAGGCGTATTTCTACCCGGAAGGCGTCGAGGGGCTCTTTGAGATCTACTACGCCCCGGCAGACACCTTCGAGACGGTGAACACGCTCGGCCTGCCGCTTTATGCACGCATGATCCCGGATCGCGATCGCGACGAATGGGTGCGTCTCGAGATCGAAAGCAACCCGCTGCCGATCTGCACACGGCCGAAGGTGCTGCGCTCGGCCAAGCGGACCTGATGAGCGCCTTCACTGACGCCCTCGGGGTGCTGTTCCTCGATGCCAATCTCTCGGTCGAGATCTGGCATCGGGACAGCGAAGGGCAGTTTACGCGCGCCCGGGGCATCTTGCGCCGTCCTGACGAGATCACCGAGTTCGGATCGGCGCGGCTTTTGTCGGACACCACCCGGATCGACGTTCGGGTGGTGGATATTCCAGATCCTCGGCCGCAGGAGCAGATCTTGATCGGCGACGAAACCTTTCTGATCCAAGGCGAGCCACGCCGTGACCGCGAGCGGCTGATCTGGACGATAGAACTGACCCCCGCATGAAACTGGGCTTCGATATTGAGGTGGGCAAGATTTGGTCCGGGGGACCAAATCTCCACCGAAAACCCGACCTCGTCGCCGTGATGGCGGCCGAGATCAAGGCCGGCGAAAAGGCCGTCAGTGCCGCGATGCGGGAAGCCGGGTCTGGCCTCAAAAATGCCTGGCGGGGTCAGATCTCACAGGCGGGCCTTGGGCTTCGTCTCGCAAATTCGATCCGGCTCGCCACCTATCCCAAATCTGGTGAAAGCCTCAAAGCTGCAGCGCTCGTCTGGTCGAAAGCTCCGGTGATTGTTGGGGCGCATGACGCGGGCCCGTTGATCCGCTCAAACGACCGGTTTTGGCTGGCGATTCCGACAGCAGCAGCTGGCAAAGGTCTGAAAGGTGGGCGCATCACGCCTGGGGAATGGGAGCGGCGTCGGGGGCTACGCCTGCGTTTCGTCTATCGTCGATGTGGCCCGAGCCTCTTGGTGGCCGACGGGCGGTTGAACAGTCGGGGACTGGGCGTTGCTTCGCGATCCAAGATGGGTCGCGGCAAGGCAACGGTGCCGATCTTTCTTCTGGTGCCGCAGGTCAAGCTCAAGAAGCGGTTGGACTTAGCACGAGATGCAGAGGGCGCGCAGTCGGCGATACCAGGGCTGATCGTGGCTAGCTGGGTAGAGGGGCGGCTATCTACATAGCCTTGAAGTTCATTTTCGGGGCCTATTCCGCTATTTGATATTTGACCCATAAAGGACCTTTGTCCGTCAGCACGATATCAAATAGGTACCCGTCTTCGACAGCAGCTATGCGCCGTTCATGAAACTCGATTTCTTGCTGCTCAAGATACTTGTAAAAGGCTTGTATTGCCTCGTTGTGAGTGCGCGCCTTCTTGAAGAAGATCGCCGTATCCTTGGATTTACCGTCGCCTGAGTGGCCAACCCGCACAGAAAACAACTGCGATAGCTTTGCTCCGTTTGTGCTTGCTATCGTTATCCAGTTTTCGATCTTCGAGAGATGACGAGTGCCGCTGATAACAAGATCCCAGTCGAGTGCGGCGCATCGTTCGATTGCGCCGCGTGCCAAGGACAACTCCTTGGTCAATGACCCTGATGGGATCCCGATGGACCCGGATGAGAGTTCGCCACTTGAGACGAGGAGGTTGCTTCCGTAGTTCGGGTGCACAAACTCGCATAGGGTTGCATAGTCACTGGCTGCGCGTTTATCGACCTTGGCCAGCGCTTCGATCAAGTCGTTCGTGTGAAGCCGCTTGGCATCCTTCGGGCCGCTTTCGCCTCCGTAGTAAATTCGATCTACGATTTTGCGATGTTTCCGGATGGCGCGATCAACCTGATCAAAAAGCTGCTTTGACTCGATGTCAGAAACGGCCTTCTCAAGAGCTTGATTCTGGAACGCCAGCGATGCTGTGTGCTCCATAAATGCGCGCGCTAGATTGAACAAAACAACAAGATTGCCCTGAGTTTCCGCGTCAAAAATTCCTCGCGCAATCTCGCGTGTCTTGAAGCGAAAAACTAGCGTCGAAAAGAAATGAGCAAAGGCTAGTTCGTGCAACAGGTAGGCGATCTTAACCGTTTCGCTTTCGCCCTCGTCGACCGGAAGCCGAGACTTGGACCGATCCAGAAGACCATCAAAATCCTTGACGTGCTGCCAGAGATCTTCGTTTTCCATCAGCCGCAACAGTTTCGGGTATTCTTCTGATTTCATCGGTTTCCCTTCTTCATTCGGCGAGGCTGATGGCGCTCAATAAAGCCGCCTTCGGCATCAAACTCACCATAGTGGGTGGAACAATTTTTGAGCAAGCGTAAGAGAGAATCATGCCCACCTCACGCGAAACCATCCTCACCGCGCTGCACACGCGGCTTTCGGTGTTGCCCGCTATTGTCCTCAGAGGGGAAGTGCTGCCCGAGCGCGTCCCAGCTGCTGGCCTGCTGATCCTGCGCGACGGTGAACCAGGCGAACCGGAAGTGACGCTGTCGCCTCTTGCCTATCACTACCAGCACCGGGCCGAAATCGAGGCAGTCGTGCAGGGCGCAAACCGAGACGCGGCCTTCGCCATGCTGACTGCCAGCATCGGCGCAGCGCTCGCCGAGGAACGAACGCTGGGCGGCCTCTGCGATTGGATCGGAGCTGAAGCCCCGCAACCTGTCGATCTGCCCGTTGAGGGCGCGTCCAGCCTGAAAGCCGCCGTGATCCCGGTGGTGCTGCACTATTCCACGGCCGACCCGCTGGCCTGACCCCGACAACCCGAGGAGAACACCATGGCACGAGCCCAGGGGGCGCGGGCGCTGATGGCGCTTGCGTTCGAAACGACCTATGGAACGCCGCCCGCGAGCGGCTACACCAAGATGCCCTTTGCCAGCACGA